TAACTAACAGGAATCTGCAATAGTAAAATGTCATCGCTGGCCTTTACACGCCATGGAGTTTCTACTTTTACAGCACTGTGTAGATGGGGGCGATCTGTGTTAGGTATTTCTTTAGGTATTAATGGTTCTGTCTGTGCAGGACTATGCCAGCTTACATAATAATCAGTGCCGCCGAATGTATATTTGTCACTGTGCCGCTTAAACAAGAAAGGAGTTTCCCAGCTTAGGTGTTCGATGCTAGGACCTGTTTTGATGACAAAATCTGCTGGAGCCCTAAGAACATACCCAGTTCTAGTTAGCTGCTTGATAGCCGGGCAGTTTAACACCGTTTGACGCCCTTGTTCTGGGCGGTTTCTTTCGGTATTTCCTAGCCCATTCCAATCTCTGTCTACTAGTTTAGACTGTGTGACTGGGTAGATCGCAGCAACATTCTGATCTAGACTATAGAATCTTACCCAGCTTTTTTTCTTTTTAAACAGATTAAACATATGGATATTTACGCTTAAAAGGAGCTGATAACGCAGGTTCTGAAAAATTTCAAACTGATAAATAATAGGACGAGGACCATGTATAGCTATGTCTACCAACAACTTTAACAGCATCAGATTACTTCCTAACTATGATATAACTACCTTAAATCGCAAGGTAGCCAGCAAGGGCGAAGTGTTTTTTGACCCTTCGACTGTTAGTATCAGAGTATTTGACGGCTTTGTAACGGGCGGGCATCAAATACTAAGGGCAGATCTTTCAAATCTAGAAACAACGATTCCATCTAGTGCGTTGACTGGAAATATACCCAACAGCAAACTAGCAAACAGCACCGTGACTATCGGTAGCAATACGATATCTTTGGGGGGTTCTCTAACTTCTCTTTCTGGGCTATCATCGATTTCTGCAACAACAATATCTGGAACTTTTACAGGTAATATAACAGGTAATGTTACGGGTAACGTCACTGGCGGTACTTCAGGTACACATACAGGACCAGTAGTTGGAAATGTGCAGGGCAATGTAACAGGTAATGTTACAGGTAGTTTAACTGGTAATGCTGACACGGCAACCAAGCTGGCCACTGCTAGGACGATTAATAACCAGTTGTTTGATGGCACAGCCAACATAGAAATAAATTCAAATGCGCAGGGGTTGACTGGAACTTTTATAGCCAGCAACGTAGTAGGCTCAAGTCTTACCAGTGTTGGATCATTGGTATCATTAGATGTCGCAGGAAATGTAACGATCGCAGGCACAGTGTCTGCCACAGGAAATACAACATTCGGTGGTAGTGTGTCAGTAAGTGGAAACGTAGTTGTACCCACCAACCCAACAATAAGAACACACGCTACTAATAAAAATTATGTAGATAAAAGAGCTGTCGCTATGGCAGTGGCGTTAAGCTAATATCTGAGGAAAAATAGTAAATGGCAAAGAAACAGATTTCATATTTTAAGTTTACACCAGGAGCGGTACCTCCTGCCTACGGTCAATATCCAAATACCGTAGCGTTGTTGACGGCTAACAAATCATTCCTGATAGAGGAAATGAATGCCTACATCACACAACAGATAGCCGCCAGCCAAGCACCATTTACTGGATACAGTTACACAACTACACGCCAAGCTAAATGTCGCAGAGACACAGGATACATCATAGATTCTATCATATATGATTTGACCTACGGCGGCAACTCAGCTAGCTATCAGATAGCTTCTAGATTTTATCTTAACAGTGCTATACAGATTCTAACACCTAGTGTTGAAGTGGCGACATATCAATGGTTGCTAGGAAAGATCGCAACTAATATTCTAACTAATACACCCTATACTAGATTAAACAACGTTAGTGGTGCTACACAGGTAACTATCGCAGGCAACCCCGCAGAAGCTCTTGGTATCCACGGCACCAATGTATTGTTTAACATAACTATCAATGCTATAAACATAGGCCTTAGCAGTTTACCAACAGTTGTTGCTCCAAATCCACAGAATGGTGGATTGGCTCCTAACACCGTTAAGTTATTAGATGATAATAAGAGATTCATCCAAGAAGAAGTCATCGCTTATATCGCCTATAACGTTGCCAATAATATAGCACCGTTTGCTTATTATACCTACAATGCAGCCAAGTGTCGCAGAGACATCAGCTATATGGTTGATGCCTATATACACGATATAGCCAGCGGTGGTAATAATAAAACTGTAAACTATGCTTCAAAGTATTTTGAAAACGGCATCCCACAGGTAGATGGTGATCGTCAACCAGAAGTCTATGCTCATACATTCTTAAGAGATCTTGTAGAAAACTATATCCTTTCGAATGTTGCTTTTGCTGCTAGACAGACAGCAGTACCGCAGGTTATAGAACCATCAGTGCCCGCAGAAGTATTTGGTGCTACGTTGGTGTCAACATTGGCTAACGGGCTGATTGACGTGCTAGTCAACGGTCTCACTGCTTTACCTACAAAGATTTCAAATCGTGGTTATGTCAAGTTTCCAGGATTCTACAAACAAAAAGATATTTTATTGATCACTAACACATCACGAAATGTTATCATGTATAACTTTAGTGATCCTGACACTGCTGCTGAAGTTACCTATGACGGATTTTACGATTCAGATTTTCCAGCAGCACTCTACGGCAATGAAAAAATAACCACCGTAACCTTTGACATTGACACATCTGGAATGATGGTCACCGATCAAATACAGATTTTTGTCGAAGGAAAAGAACAGATAGTCCATATGAATAACTCGTCTTCGGACGCTATGGAACGTGTTAAAGTTGGTATACCGCAGTCAATGCTTGACGCTGACTTTGAGTACGGACTTCAGCCAACTAAGTGGCAGACTATCTCTATGATGCGTAACTATCCAAGTGTGTACGAAATACCTGGTAGCGATCTTCCAGTCAGTAGCGTGGTTACAGATGCATCAGCAGGCACAGGAAATATTGGCAGCAGCTTGATCACAGTAACTACCGTGGCTAATCACGGTTTCGCAGTTAACGATGTCTTTACCATCAAGGCTCTTGCAGCGTCAGTTAAAGGTTTCAGCCGTGCAGAAGGAACTTTCTTAGTAGCTTCTGTTCCTAGCTCAACTACATTTACCTATTATGCCAAATCAAGAGTAGGAACATCTAACCCAACGACACTGAGCCAAACATATACTCAGCTACGCAAGGCAGGATTCTATACTGGTGCCTCAGTAGGAACACCAAGTTTCAATGTATATTCAAACGGTCAAAGTGGGACCGTAACCACTAGTCTTATCACAGCAAGTGGAGCCAGTATCATTGGTTTCACAGGCAGTGCTCCTCCTGCTGGTGCACCTATTACAGGAACCGGTATTCCTACAGGATCACAGATTAGTTCTGTTGTAGGCAACGGTGGAACTGTTACAGCTACTACTTTGATCACGACAGCAGAGATTGGTGATAACACTATACAGGTCACTAACACATCTGGCATTACTCCTGGTCTTGTTATAGATCGAGGCGATGGTACTTCGGTAGCTGTTACTGATATTACATCTAATACTATTTTGTTAAGTGGACTGCTAACTTCGCAGATTAAAGGCACCAACGAAACATATGCAAACATTGTACAGTCAGCTACTAGCGGCAGTGGTAGTGGCGCAACATTTACTGTTTCAAGATTAGGTGCTACATATCAAGCAGTTATAGGTAATAACACAGGAAACAGTTATGTTGCTAATGATACGATAACACTTCCGGGAACCAGCCTAGGAGGCACTTCACCAACTAACAATGCTACCGTAACAGTTGTTACTGCTAATGATCTAAATATTCCGCAGGTATTAGGTGCTGTAACACCAGGTAGTGGGGGATATGTTGATGATGTAAATGTTGCCACAGCCGGAGGCACAGGAACTGGTCTAACTGTCGATATCACTACAGACCTAGGCGGACTAGTATTGACCGCAGTTATTAATACTGCAGGTAAGGACTATACGGCAGGCGATATCGTTACTATAACCGGTGGCAACGGCGATGCTACAGTTCAGATTGACACAGTTTCCCCAGGAGGTGAAATCTTAACATTCACTATCGCAGGAACACCGATCACTGCACCAAATGTAACATTTATCAGTGCATTCACGATTAATGATTTTACCAGCACATCAATAGCTGATGCATCAACATTAAACTATACATCAATCAGCACACTTGAAGTTACTTTCCAAACACCACACGGATTTATTCCAGGTGATTCACTCACTATACAGATAACTAGCTCGGGATCTAATGCTCAACTAGCAGCAGGCTCGTACTATGTTGAGCAGGTTCCAACCCCGACCACACTACGCTACACAGCGAGATCTCAAGGCACTATCGCTAACACATTGACTGGTATTGTTTATGCTCGTCCAGACAGTTATTTCGTACATAGACCATACGACGGCGGAGTACAGTTAGGTACAGGCGGGCCGGCGCATGGTTCTACAGCCATACGTATGAGTAAAAAATATATCCGTTATCAATCTGGTAAGGGAGTTATGTACAATACTGGTGCTTTATTTGCTCCTAGCTATGACCTAAGAAGTCTGACAGCTACTAGCACCGCAGTAGGTGCTACAATCACGATGGCCACTGACGATACTGATCACGGTTGTCAAGTAGGTGCGCAGATCGTTATCACAGGAGTACAGACTTCAGGATATAATGGAGTATACACTGTCACTAGTATCATCGATGAGCGTACACTACAGTTCATAGGATCACAAACTCTAGGAGCAACCACAGCTGTTCTAGGAAGCCCATGTCAAATGGCTATCTACAAATGGCATGGTTCTACAGTACGTTCGGGAACATTTGACGATCAAAACGGTATGTTCTGGCAATATGATGGTCAAAGGATGGCTGTCGGTAAGCGCAGTTCGACATTCCAGTTGGCAGGAACTATCAACCTTGCTGCCAACTCTAATGCAGTAACAGGAACTAACACAAGATTTACACAACAGCTAGCAGTTGGAGATCGTATCGTTATCAAAGGTATGAGCCATGTAGTTTCTGGTATAACCAGCGACACCGCACTAACTGTTACACCAGACTATCGTGGGGTTACTAACGTAGTCGGCGGTCGAGCATGTAAGACCATAGACTTGATCATTCCACAAGAATCATGGAACCTAGACCCACTTGACGGTTCTGGACCATCTGGTTATAATATCGACGTCACTAAGATGCAGATGATTGGTATGCAATGGACCTGGTATGGTGCTGGCTTTGTAGACTTTATGCTGCGTGGTCCAACTGGTGACTATACATGGGCACATAGATTCCGTAACAGCAACGTAAACGCTGAAGCATACATGCGTACTGGTAACCAACCAGTTCGTTATGAAGTCATTAATGAAGGTGCTAAAGGAAGACTTTCTGCAGCGATGACTATCAGTCAAACTACAGTACCGATGAGCTCCGATGATTGTTATTGGTTTCCAACCTCAGGTATTGTTAGCATCGACGGAGAATTGATTAGATTTACTGGCAACAGCGGAACAGCTCTAACTGGTTGTACTCGTGCTGCAACAATGACTCAGTTTGTGGCTGGATCTAACAGGACATTCTCAGGTGGCGCAGCAGCCACACATAACTCAGGAGCAGGTGTTGTGCTGGTTTCAAGCACAGTTACCCCTATTATTAGCCACTGGGGCTCGGCATTCATGATCGACGGTCAGTTTGACAGTGACCGTGGTTATCTGTTTAACTATGTGGCTTCCGGTATCACAGTTTCTACAGCTAAGACCACGGCATTCCTGATACGTCTAGCACCTAGTGTTTCAAACGCACAGACAGGTGACCTTGGTGAAAGAGAACTATTAAACCGTGCGCAGTTGTTACTACAGAATATTTCTATTACATCTGATTCAGGAACCACTGGCGGTCTAGTTATTGAAGGAGTTCTAAATCCACAGAACTATCCAACAGATCCTACAAAGATTACATGGAACGGTCTAGCATCGAGTGCCGCTGGTGGCCAACCTAGCTTTGCACAAGTAGCTTCAGGCGGTTCTGTAACATGGGGCGGTAACTTCAGCCAGACAACTTCTACAGTACAAGGTGCGTTTACCACAACGCTTACAGCCAAGAGCTTTGCGGCATCTACACAGACGTTAACAGCTACTGGTTTTGCTGCGGTTACTAGAACAGCACAGGCACAGTCATTTGGTACACTAGGACAAAGCGTAACAGCACTTGGTTTTGCCAACGGTCAGCCATATGGTAACAACACTTACGTCAGTGCTATCAGTACAGCACGTAACGATTTCTTGATTACCAACACTCAGTACGATGCATTAACATTGGTGCCACAACCAGGTGATGCTGTCACTGGTGCCAACATCGCTGCTAACTCAGTTATTAGTAGTGTGACCAGAGCCTACAACGGTGGTTTATATACTCGTATCGTAATGGATCGAAACGGTTCGGGAACATCAACCGCTGGTTCAGGAAATAACGTTCCGGTGACTATCACTACAGCATATTCTTCAACGTATCGTAGCGCATTGAGTACAGCACGTAACGATTTCTTGATTAGCAATACCGATTATGATACGATACTGGCCAGCACACCGTTGGCTATCGGTGATCCAACCAGTGCTACTACTTATATCACTGGTGGACAAACGGTCACTGGATTTACAAGAAGTTATATCACTATCAACTCGGTAGCATACACCAGAGTAACTCTAAGTGGTGTGGCTACAGCAACATCACCTGTAGCAGCGACCAACGGTGCTCAAAACGTCACAGTAACATTTACTAGCTCTGTGGCGGCTCTGTATAATAATGCTATCAGCAGCACTAGAGCAGACTTCTTGATTCCGCAGAGTCAATACAACGGTTTTGGTGGAAACTTAAAAGTCACTGACGTTCTAAGTGCTACAACCTATGTCACGGGTGGACAGACTGTTTCCAGTATAACTCAAAACTATACTACTATCAATACTACAGTCTATGCACGTATCGTCATGACAGCCAACGGTAATGGTAACAGTCCTGCAGGTGCAAACCCAGTTACTGTTACATCAACATCGGCGTTGACAGCAGCCTATGGTTCGGCATTGACAACTGGTCGAAGTGATTTCTTGGTAACAGATACAGAATGGAACGCCTCCGGAATCTTAGCAGGCGATACTCTTTCGGCTACTACATTTATCACGGGCGGTCAAACCGTTTTATCAGTGACTACCGGCTATGCTGTAATCAGTACAGTTTCATACACTCGAGTCGTAATGAGTGCTAACGCTAATGCTAACTCAACCAGCGGTAGCGGTAATGATGTGACTGTGACTGTTACGGCAGCAGGCTCGAGAGCTAGCTACACCAATACTAACTATCTGTTCTTTGACAGCACTTCTTGGGCGTCAGGAGGAGCTACTATTGGTACATTCTTAGCGACAACAGTGACTAGCTTCCCAGCTGGTACAGCGGTCGGCGCTATCAGTACACGTACCTTTGGAGCGACTACGGTGTATCGTGTGTCGTTTACACAGTCATCAAACGCTACCATCAATGCTGCGGCAACGATTACATGGCAGTTTGGTGCCGCTTATGCGCTACCAGGTGAACAGGTATTCTCATTCATTAGCTTACCAGGCGGATCAGACAGCTTAGATCTATCAGGGTTGAAAGAACTCACATCAACAAGTATTGGTGGTCGTGGTACCTTTCCGAATGGTCCAGACGTGCTAGCGATCAACGTCTATAAGACATCTGGATCAAATACTACTTCTAACGTGATTATCCGTTGGGGTGAGGCACAGGCTTAACTTTCACGCCAGACGCTTAGTTTTGTATCTATGCTCTGGCGTAAAGTTTTAATCTTTTCTCTAAGCTCTGTGATGAGTTCGTGATTGTTGTTGCCAAACATTAGCTGTTCGTGGGCTTCGTCAATGGCCTGCACCGAAGTCCTTAGAGAAATTAATTCTTGATCTAGCTGAGCCCGAATCTGGTAATCATTGACTTTTGCTATTTCATTCTTGAATGTTTCGTACTCGTTAAGGAATCTTTCAGATTTAAGCAGAGGTGTAAACATCGGCCATCTCCATAATAGTTTCTATTTTTGTTCTAATAAGTTGATTATTTAATGTGGACCTGAGTCCAGGATGCAACTGCTTGGGCAATAGATCAAAATCGCACCAAGCAATAGTTTTAGCTGCCAGTGTCAGGAACTCTTGATCTACAAGACATATGTATGTTCCGTATTCAAACCCTCGATCTTCGCTGAGATAAAGTTCGATAGGAACGATCTTTCCCTTACTGTAAGTGCTTAACAGATTTTCAGCATCACCTAACAGGCTGTTTTGCCGCGGGAAAGTCGGTACTGTCCATTTTTCATCTTCCAGTACCATCAATATACGTTTGGTATTTTTGGCTAAAAATAGTAGTCCGGCTCGTTGTTGCATCAACTACTTATTTAGGATCTAGGTAGAATCCCCAGAAGTTTGGTTGATATTCGCCTTCAAAGGCCTTGAGCCATTCTGTTCCAGTCCAGCGATATTTGATACCGGTTCTTAGATTCTGTATGATGATTGGAGGAGTAAAATCGTTAGGATCAAATACTTTAACCCAACGAGATCCATCCCATCTTATAACAGTATTTGCTTTAATCACTGGGTCACTGTCATTGGCATTTTTCCAACCATCCGGACCATCATATGAATCGAGACTAGAATCTGTATGTATAGTGCCTCTATTGGGATCAATAAACCCACCTACATTTGCACTATTATTGACATCATCAAGCATGAGATATCTAAGTGTTGTAGGAATATTTTCAGGAGCCCCGTATACTTCTCTAGGATTAAACTTGTAGGGATCAATAATAGCATCTACTGTTCCTCTACCAGTTGGATCGATAACTCCGTCGTCGGTGATCAATGTGTTTGCAGGAATCGTATCTGGATCAAATGTGACTACTATGACACTAGGATCTACAGGATTGATAGCAAATGGACCTACCATTGTATAACCGGTTGGTTGATCAAAATACATCAGACTACCAGGAGTATATCCTCCCTGCATTTCTAAGATACTGTTCCAATCGATAGGTGCTCCAGTCTTTAGCATACGTTGATCTAAGCCCATGCTCAGTATGGCTTGTGTCGGATCAGCGATAGTGACATCATAGTCATAAGGCTGTCCGTTCTGTGATTTAAACAATAATACTCTATAGTTATTAGTAGTAGTTTGGAACTTGCCCTTGGCTCTATTATAGACCAGACCTTCTAGATTTACAACATCGCCGTTTTCGGTAAAGGCATTGTTTATGATTGCCTTGACGATGCCCAATCTCTTAACCTTTGCAGGAGGTGTTAGGTATATGGGCATATCAAAATCTAGACTACAGATGTCTATTTCTGTGTCTGCACCTTGTGGAATACTCCTAGAACTAAAAGATATGGCTCCTAGATTCATGACCGTGATGCTGGTCCAATCGACATAGTTGTCTGTGGTTTGTATTTCGAGACTAGGATTAAACAACACTAATATTTGTTCTAGTAGTTGTAGTTTTTGATCAGTATTGCTGGTCCATATGTCAGCTTTCATAGTCAACTTATATGGAGTTGGCATCAACCTTTCGATGGTATAGTTGCCGCCTTGTATATTTTTATATTCAACTAGACCTGTTTCTGTGTCTTTGGTATAGGCTCGCTCACGTATGTTTACCTTGCTAACAAAAGTAGGGTCAGCTAATCGTTCCTTGTCTATTTCAAGCCCTGTGATGTAACAAGCGATTTTTGGAACTGTAGGCATTTTATTTTCGCTGTTTTCGCGGATTATGGAAGCTACCATGCGAGTAGGATCTCCATATGCCACTGGTACATATCGTTCTTCTGGAGTATCACCGCCAGCCTTATATTTGAAGCCCATGAATACTCTCATGAACTGTGTGATATAACGCCTTATCTGTCCGTCGTAGAAATAATCCATTACTCGTCCGCCTGTGGTCTAAGAGCTTTTGACAAGCTCTGTTTTTCTTTAGTAACATGACCGTTGATCGTATCAGTTTTTGTGTTGTTAATGAAGCTGGTTTTCTGTGTCTGACGATTGTCTTTGCCTTCGTATCTATCGCCAGTTCCTACATCAGTAGCACCAAGATTGTCCATGGTCATTCTTACATTATCTTCAATCTTGATCCAACGTGCTCCGTTGAATCTAAACAATCTATTAGGTAGATAATCTGTACGTAGAGCAAACTGCCCTTCTGTAGGATTTATAGGAAACGCTATGCCAGCAGAGAATGGAGCACCATTCGCCGGAATACCGTCTTCAAGTAGATATCCTGAATAATCACTATGATCAGCACTCTTGAATATAGTATCGGCAGTCACACTCATGTATACTGGCTCACCTGTTTCATCGTAGATGGTATTGCCATTAGTATCGGTAGATGGTATTAACAGCTCACTGGTGCTGTCAACTGTAACTAACGCTGCCTTCTTAGTATCCGGATCGATCTGTATGGTATAGAACTTACTGGTGTCAAATCCACTCTTAGGTACATCAGCATCTGCCTGATCCATGACAGCTTTAGTGATCTGCATTTCTTTTTCATAGGTGCTGACAATGTCTCGAAGTGTAGTATTTGTAGGGTTACCAAAAGAATCTGTTTGGATCTGATCCAAGATATCTTTGTATTCTTGGCTATCAACTAGAGGTTTACATTTAGCACGATATAAATGTGGATACCAAGTAGGACTAAATCCTTCTGCTGCTCGGTTTACATCTTCTACAACATAGAATCGTTTTAATGCAAACTGTAGATCGTTTAGAGCATATTCATCTTTAAGATGAGGCAGCTCAATAACATCACCTGAGATAATCTTACGGCCAAGTTTTTCTACAGTATCATTGATATGGAATGTTATAAAAATAGTATCGTTTTGTAAGAAGAGTCCGAACTGACTTAGATTAAAGTCAATGTCTTGTAGATTATAAACTCCTCGTAGGACATAAACGTCTGGATCATATTTTCTATCTCTATTTTCCAACAACAGCATGTCCTGTATATTCGTAGGACTTAGGGAGTCATACGTAGGTGCTGCAGGACTGGCTCCAGCGCCGCTGGTTCCAGAACCTAGATATTTGTGTACGAGTACGTCAGTTCCGCCCACCTGGAACATTTCCCAGATAGTTTTGTCAAAAAACTTATAATCGTTGCCCTTTTCTGGGCGGTAAAGTGAAAGTCTTGGCATAGTACTATATTTACCGCTACGATAAATAACAGTATGAGCCAAATCGATACCGCAAGACAATCAGTCTACAACTACTGCAAAACCATGCTAGGCGATGGTATGATAGATGTAGAACTAGATCCTAAACATTATGAAACTGCCCTTGATAGGGCTATCGCTGTTTTTAGACAAAGGAGCGATAACGCCGTAGAAGAAAGTTATATTTTCTTAGATCTGCTGCCGGATACCAACGAGTACATCTTACCAAAAGAGGTACAACAGGTTCGCCAAGTGTTTCGTAGAAGCATCGGAAGCAGGACTGGCTCGGGCGTAGGTGGTACTGTTTTTGAGCCCTTTAACCTAGCCTATACAAATACCTATTTGTTAAGCTCGACTAATATGGGCGGTTTGCTAACCTACGAGTTATTTGCGCAATATCAAGAACTCGTAGGTAAAATGTTTGGAGCATTTATCAACTTTACATGGCATCCTCAAAGTCGAAAGTTAGTAATCCAACAGCGTCCTAGGGCTGAGGAGCAGGTGTTATTATGGTGCTACAACACAAGACCAGACTGGGCAATCATTGACGATGTCTATGCTAGCCAATGGATCAAAGATTATAGCCTAGCTAACTGCAAGCTCATGCTAGGACAAGCACGTGAAAAGTTTGGGCAGATCGCTGGACCACAAGGCGGAACTCAGCTAAACGGTGCTGCTCTTAAAACAGAAGCTCAAGCTGAAATCGATAAACTCACTGACGATTTGATGAAATTGGTGCCCGGCGGTTCTGGTTATACCTGGATTATCGGTTGACCTTAGGCTAATACTTGTTTATAATATTCTTTATTGGAGAATATTATGATCATTGGTATTTGCGGTTTTATCGGTAGCGGCAAAGACACAGTCGCTGACTATCTGGTTAACTTTCACGAGTTCCGTAGAGAAAGTTTTGCTAACACACTAAAAGATGCTTGTGCAGCCGTTTTTGGATGGGATCGCACACTCTTAGAAGGGCGCACTAAAGAAGCCCGTGAATGGCGAGAACAGGTAGATCCTTGGTGGGCTGAACGCCTAGATATGCCTACACTTACTCCCCGTTGGGTCCTGCAATACTGGGGAACAGAAGTATGCCGCAAAGGATTCCATGATGATATCTGGATCGCTAGTCTAGAAAACAAAATCCGTAACTCAAAAGATCACGTAGTTATTTCCGATTGTCGATTTCCTAATGAAATACAAAGCATACGCAACGCAGGTGGCAAGATTATCTGGGTACAGCGTGGAGCTCTTCCTGACTGGTATGAAACTGCCGTAGAAGCCAATAAAGGTAGTAATATCGCTATCAATGATCTAAAAATGCGTAAGATACATGCGTCAGAAACTGCTTGGGTTGGCACTGATTTTGATAGTATCATTGATAACAACGGATCGCTAGACGATCTTTACACACAGGTTAGAACTCTAGTAATCAGCGACGAGATCCCCTTGACGCCAAGTAATACCGTCCTTACTGAGTACCTGCGCACAGTTGGCACAGATTGTTTTTAAGTTGCTAGGGCGACAGTTATTCAGGTCTCCGTCTATATGGAAAACTGAAAAGACCTCTTTGTGTGGACTACGGAATCCGCATTTATCGCACTGTGATTTTTTACGATAACCAGCCCTATACCATCTAGGGATTCCGTGGTTGAGCCCGTTAGCCATGCAAACTTCGCATAGGCTTCTATAATATGTACGGCCGTCTCTATGATAGTTGACGGCTCGAGGTCGTTGTCCGCATTTACAAAGAGGTCTCACCCAATATTTAGCCCTTTATGACCCCTTTTTCTTTGGTTGTAACCTAGTGTTTTTCCAATATCCTGGTAAATACATTGAGCAACTATTACCAGGAGAATAGGGAATGGCATCACTTACATCACCAGGCGTAGCCGTAACGGTAATCGACGAGAGTTTTTATACACCAGCTGAACCTGGTACGACTCCTTTGATTGTTGTGGCAACAGCCCAGAACAAGTTGAATGCTGCAGGAACAGCAACCGCAGCAGGAACATTACAAGCAAATGCAGGTAAAGCATTTAAGATCACTAGCCAGAAGGATTTGATTGATACCTTCGGCGTACCTTTCTTTGAAAAGACAGCTACAAATAATCCAATCCACGGTGGCGAACGCAACGAGTACGGTTTACTAGCAGCATACAGCTTGTTAGGCGTTACGAACTCAGTTTTTATCGTTCGTGCTAACATCGATCTAGACCAACTAGAACCCCAAACAACCGCCCCGGGAGCAGAAGCCAATAACGGTCAATGGTGGATGGACACCAAGGCAACAGCATGGGGTATCCAAGAATGGAACGGCATGGCAGCTTCAACAAAAGGCGGCCAAACATTTACAGCACAAGTTCCTTTAGTACTAACTGACGATGACGCCAGCAAGATCGATTCCGGAACAGGAGCACCTAAGGCATCTGTAGGAGTCGACGGCAACTATGCTGTAGTATTCCAGTCAGGCAGCGCCAGTGTTGAAATGGCAACTATCTGGTACAAGCGTCCAGTAAGCCACCCAGCAGGAAGTGCATGGGTATTGGTAGGCAGCGAAGATTGGACTGCTTCACATCCAACAGTATACTCAGGCGCCAAGATTGACACCAGCATTGCAGCAGGTCAGACATTTAAGATCAACGGCAATACTATCACTTTATCAGGTGCTAATAGAACAGCACTGCTAACAAACCTAGCAAATACTATCAATACTTTTAGTTCACAAGGCATTTCAGGTGCAGTAGTGAATGAAAAACTTTATCTTTACTTCTCCGGTAAGAATGAAGGCGACTCAAGTGTTAATGATGCTCTAAGCCTAGAAGACGGTACTGGTTCGTGGACAACTATCATGAAGATCAGCACAGGAGTACACTATGCTCCTAAGTTGGTACAAAGCCCACATACACAAGTTCCAGCATTTAAAGAAGATGATACAGCACCACGTCCAAGTGGTAGCGTATGGCTAAAGACCACAGAACCAAACAATGGTTCACGTTGGAGAATGAAGCGTTGGAGTACTGTAACTAAAGTATGGTCAGCTGTTGAAGCTTATCTATACGGCAGCACACACGAAGCTGACTATCAGCTCGATCGTGCAGGCGGTGGTAAGAATCTAACTGTCGATACACTATTCGTCCAGACAAACGCAGACGAGCTAACAGGTGCTAATCAAGCTCCAGGTACAGCAACTTTCCGTATCTGGCGCAGAGCTGTTAAGGGTGCTACTTCAGTAACATCGCCAGCTAAGACATCAGCATTTTCAGCAGGTGCAAAATCGATCACTATCAGCGAATCAGTGGTCGGTGCAATCGGTCTAAACTCTATGACTGTTACAACCGCAGCCCTAACAGGCAGCGTTGGTTCAATCAGCGCAGACCTAGAAAAGATTGCAAAGGCCATCAACGACGCTGCTTATAACGAACTTACAGACGTTGGTCTTAAGAATGTTAGTGCTACTGTTAACGAAGATAATAGTCTAACTATTACACACGCCGCAGGCGGCGAAATCCGTATTACAGATACTGACGGTGTAGTTGGTTCACTATTTGGATCTACATACAATCCTTATACCAAATCAGGACTGGCAAACTTCTATGCATCACCAGAAGGTGTAGCAGTTAACGGTTATGATTATCTAATCTCGAACTGGAGACCATTAGCTAGCGAAGGATTTATTCCAAGCAGCTCAGCTCCAACTAACGAGCCATCCGATGGTCAACTATGGTACAACCCAACTGTTAGCGAAGTTGATATCCTAATACACAACGGTGTTACATGGAAAGGATACAGGAACGTATATTCAGGCACTTGGTCAGGTGGCCCTATTGTAAGTGCATCTAAGCCTACAGAGAATCCAGATGGCGGCGCACTAGCTAACAACGATCTATGGATTGATACTTCAGATGTTGAAATGTATCCAAGAATATATCGTTACAAGAATGCAGGTCTATCATCAGCAACATGGGTGTTGATTGACAGTGCAGATCAAACAACAGAAGAAGGCATTCTATTTGCTGATGCACGTTACGGTGTATCAGGTGCAACTGGCAATATTGCAGGGGCTATTAAAGATCTTCTATCTTCAGACTATATCGACTTCGACGCTCCAGATCCAGCACTATATCCAAAGGGTATGTTGCTATGGAACACACGTAGAAGCGGTGGCAATGTTAAGCAGTATCATAACAGTTATGTTGACAAAGATGCAGATAACACACGTTATCTAGGTCAGGCACAGTCATTGTATGCAACCGGCAGCAATGATGCTAAAGTATTTGATCGTTGGGTAACAGCAAGTCCAAATAACGAAGACGGTTCAGGTTCATTCCTACGTCATGCTCAACGCAAAGTGGTTGTCAGCGCACTCAAGAGTGTTGTAGACACAAGTGCTGAGATCCGTGACGAAGAACGTCGTAACTTCAACATCATTGCTGCTCCAGGGTATCCTGAACTAATGAGCAACTTGGTTAACTTGAATATCGACCGAGGATTGACAGCATTCGTTATCGGTGATACTCCATTACGCTTGCCAGCAGATGCTACAAGTCTAACAACATGGGGTACTAACGCTAATCTAGTTACAGACAACGGCGATGATGGTATCGTTACCTATGACAACTATCTATCAGTGTTCTATCCAAATGGATTTACCACAGACCTAGGTGGTTACAACGCAGTTGTTCCAGCATCACATATGATGCTAAAAACAATAACATTGAGCGACAATGTAAGCTATCCTTGGTTTGCACCAGCAGGCACACGCCGTGGTGGTATTACTAACGCAACAGCAGTTGGTTATATCGATGCAGACACAGGTGAGTTCCAAACCGTTGCTCTTAACAACGGACAGCGTGATACACTTTATGATCTAAAGATCAATCCAATCGCATTCTTTAATGGTGTTGGACTTGTTAACTATGGTCAAAAGACACGCGATCCTAACGCAAGCGCATTAGATCGTATTAACGTAGCTCGTCTAGTTGTTTACCTACGTAGCCAACTAAACAAACTTGCTCGTCCATACATTTTTGAACCTAATGACAAAATCACACGTGATGAGATTAAGCAGGCATGTGAAAGCCTATTGCTGGAGTTGGTAGGACTAAGGGCACTATACGACTTCGCAGTTGTTTGTGATGAATCTAACAACACACCAAGCAGAATTGATCGTAATGAGCTATGGGTAGACATTGCTATTAGTCCTGTCAAGGCAGTAGAGTTCATTTACATCCCACTACGTGTTAAGAACACAGGAGAGATTTAAAAATGCCTATCACATCATTAAACAACTTAACAGTTCCAACTAATGGCTCAGTCAGCACTCAAGTGCTGCTGATGCCTAAACTAAAGTATCGCTTTAGAGTGACACTATTAGGATTTGGCGTTGCAGCAGCTACTGAACTAACAAAGCAGGTAGCAGACGTAACTCGTCCTAAAGTAGCATT